TTATTCATTGAATAGATCAAGATTGGGGTCTTCCTGAACATTAAGCTTCTCTTCAGAGTTTACGATACTGCGAATCGTTCTAAGTGTCACGCTAAATTTGCGAGCCAGCTTTTCTTTTGACATGGTTGATGCTTGTTTACGGATCGCTCGGTTGCGCATTGCAACAGTAATGGGTGTACCCATTGGAATTTCAATGTGATTATTGCCAAGCTGATCTGAAAGCAACTGAAGATTACTAAAGCCTATCACCTGTGCAAGTTTAGAATTCACATTTAATGCCTGACGAACTGGAATATAGATTTTTGTACCACCAAAGCCATCAATTAAATTCAGTGCATTTTCGACCTTAATCAATCGTGCAATGAAAATGAAATTTTTAGGCATCAAGTTAATGATCTCATCGTCTGAGAAAACCTGTTGGGCATCTAGAATGTGTGGACGATAAGCCATGATCTATACCTCCTATGCTTCCAAAGTGACACGTTCAATGCCACATCGTTTACACCATTGACGCAAATGATTGATAACCATATCTGCATTTTTACTGCTCAAAAACTGCAAGGCACTCACATTCACTCTATTTTCAACAAACTTTGCCAGTGCTTTTTCGCTGCCGTCTCTGACTGCTCCAACTTCATGCAGTTGAAGCCACAAATGTCGTATTAACTTGCTTTGTGCATCGCTGGCTAGGTTTTTAACACTTGTCTTATCTCTAGACTCAACGGCAAAGCCGAGTTGTTTTAAACGATCCAGCACAGCGTCAAGCTGTGCTAGGTTTAATTCTTTTGAACTGGTTTTTCCCGTTGTACTGCTGAGAATGTCACGGTAAACATCATCCTCAAGACCAAGCTTTGTCTTCGCGACATGAATAAGTTTGATTAAGTTCAATTTCTTATTAAATTTCATTTTGACCTCCTTTCAGCTTCCAAAATCGCTTCTGGAATTGATTTGTCAGTATTTTTATTTTCAATGGCAACACATTTAAATGTACTGCCATCGACAAAGAATCCGCCAAGGCGACGACACTCTTCTGCAATCATGATATGTACATATCGATGGCAAAGTATCCATGCGAGAATGAACCCTAGTAAAAATTTACCCACTTCACACCACACCTTGGAGTGCTTGAAACAATCCAATAATTGCCAGAAAAGCTAACGTGAGTGATGCGCCAGCTTTCAATTTATATGAGCGTTTTTTAAAAATAGTCAGGCCAGTACTGTTACGTGTAATCCAAGCCAGCTTTGCTTCCTTAAAACAACTAACCAGTCCCATCAAGAAAACAGCAAAATAAGCAAGAACGGTTGTCCAGTTAAATAGTTCACTCATGTTGGTGCTCCAAGTTTTGTGTATTCCTTGCCACCATTCATAGCCTGATTCAGCTTGGCTGATTTTCCCGACTGCTTACCAGCTTGATAATCGTTTGCGTTAAAAGCTTTACCTTTGTTACGGTCTTTAGGCATGAATGAACCGAGTTTTCCATGAGTCTGATCCATATGTTTTTTTATACGTTCATTGGTATTTGCTGGCACTTCAATATCTAAGTCAGTTATTAAATGCTTAACTGAATCCACCCAACCTTCACAGAAAAGATCTGCACGACGTACCTTATTTTTTTTAACCGTAACTCGTTTTAAGGTATTTTCGATAAAGGTTTTTCTTGAACGAATAACCTGACGATATAAAACATCAAATGTGTATGAAGCAACTTCAGGCGCTGGATCGACACCAATAAACGTCCACGATGCTTTGATACCCCAAGTGCTACTGCCAGAGCTAAAGATAGGTTTGCATTGCATGGCTCTGGCAATTGTCAAAACTAAACTTGCTTCCCAAGCTTGCGGCGTCTTGGAGGCTTTACTTTCACAACTAGCCTCAACGATATCCAGCAGGTCTGGATCAATCTGAAACTCCTTCATTAATGACTGTGCCATGCGTAAAGCAGTAGCAGATTCATTTTCATTTGCAGATTTAGATAGTGCTAAGCACTTTTTGATTTTAAGAATTGCTTCTTCGCGTGACATGCCCATTTATTTTTGCTCCATAACATATACATAAGATTCAAGTTTTTTTGACCAGTAAACGCATTTACCTTTTTTATTTAACTTGCGTTTTCTACGTCGGCTGATTGGTCTCTCTTTCATGGAATTTCACCGAGGCTGTTTTTAATTTCTTCAGGCAAATTCTCAAGTTCTTCGTGGGTCAACATAGTTTCCTCGCTGCTCGTCAGTACCAGTCCACGACGACTGGCAGACATAGGCACGAATGCCTATGTTTCGCTTAGGCTTGAAGCGTTTTAAGTGCCAAATCAACTGCAAATCGTTGTACTGTGTTCTTTGCTATTGTCTGGTTTGCATTATTTAAAACGTGCCATTCATGAAATCCGCAAAGGTTGAATTTACGCACTACTCGAAGACGATTCATGCTCAATTCGTACTCAGAGTCTTTGGTATTAGTAGCCATTAATTCACCGCATCCTTTAAACCTTTGCCAGCTTTGAAAGTAGGTACTTTTGAGGCAGCAATTTGAATTTCTTCACCAGTCGCTGGATTGCGGCCAGTACGCGCAGCGCGATCAGTGACTTTGAATGTTCCAAAGCCAGTGAGTGTGACTTGACCACCACTTGCCAAGGTATCAATGACACCTGTTTCTACTGCCTGAAGAGCAGCTGTTGCTTGAGTTTTTGAAATACCAGCTGATGCTGAGATATGGTTGATAAGTTCTGATTTATTCATGGTGTATTAACCTTTTAAGTGAGTTGAACAAGCTGTCAGAATTGCAAAAAGCACATATAAAAATTCTGGCAAGCCTGATGTGTGTAAACTTCCTGCGATAAATCCGCAGGTAACAATTGCAATAGAAAGTTCTTTCATTGCTAAGCCTTTAAATGGATGCGATGTCGAGTGATAGTGGTAAATAGCCACCAGTTGCGTCATCACGGTTGTAAAAGCGCAAGTAAGCTTTGCTACCGATAATGTTGATGCTGTCCGAAATGGCTTGCATTGCTTGCTTCCACTTGGGGTGGTTGATTTCAATTTTTTTAAGTCCTAGTACTTTTGTTGTGCTGATTTCTCCCTTTTTGTCCACGTTAAATGCGTTATTGATGATGACCTTGATTTCATCGCGGCTGCCTTCAGTCCATTCCTCAAGACACTCATCAATCAATTCTTTTGCAGCTTGCAGACGTTCATCAAAGTTGATGTTCTGTGCAATATTGCGTTGAATTTTTAGGCGTCCGTCATAGCTCATAAGAGTGACATTGCCTTTATTGCCTCCAACAGTTACCCCATATTGGCCTGCTGAAATTGCGCAAAATTGAGCAACATCTTCAAAACTTTGAATTTTGAAAGCCTTCAAAAGTTCATGTAGTTCATTCACTTTTTCAAATAGCTTGCGAACTGTTTGATCGCGTAGTTTGTCAATTTCTTTAACGTTGCCTTCAGGTACTAATGCACCCTGTGGGTTTTCCCAGTAGCCTTCGGGAATAGTTTGAGTAGTCATTGTGTAGCTCCTAAAGTAAGTGGCTTGCTAACTTGTAGCGTGAAATTTGTTGTTGTAATGCTTCGACAGAAATGTTGCTGTAGGCGCACTTTGGGGTTAAATAACTGATGCGTTTAAATCCTTTAAGCTTGGCTCTTTGGAGTTCTGCTTCCGCTGCATCTATACCACCTAGACGGATCACAGCCATGCTTCTAACAACAGGGATTTGCTGTGTGCGAATCATTCTGTAAATAGCAGATAGAACTGAGCTTCTGCTGCGTTTCACAGCATCTGCAATGTCTTGTGAATGATCACCAGCGAGGTACATTTTTTTGAGTTGATCAAGCTCTAAATTGGTGAACTCTTTATGTTGCTTTTTAGTCATAACGAGATACCTTCATCAGTTCCTTGAGCAGCTGCACACATCGTTTTAAAAATCTGGATTGTTGAGAATCCACCACCAGCTTCCATGCCAGCTTTTTCCATTACTGCATCAGGCTGTATTGGAACAAGTACATAATCACCGCTTAGTAACTTGTCTAAATCTCTAATAAAGTTAGATCGCTTGGTTGGTCTTAATTCAATAAGCCAATCTTCATAAGCTTTTTGAACAGTCGAAATTGCAAATTTCTCATTGCTCATTTCAAAGATTTCCATGATTGGAAACTGTGAGTTCAGCACCTCAAAAGTTGAAGTTGTTGCAAACTGAATTTTGAATCTTTCAAGGCGGTGAGATTTACGTGCAGCAATGCCTTTTTCTACTGGAGTCATTGTTCTCATAGGTCTATCCTCGGAAATGTTTTTGTTTTGCTTCGAGTGCAGTCTGGCAACCAATACATAAAGTCACGCTGCCAAGTCTGCGTCGTTGTTCAGGAATTTCTGTGCCGCATTCTTCGCAATCGAAGTAGCTTGTAAATTCCACTAGCTTTGCATTCTGCAAAGCATGGTCTAAATCTGTTTGAGCAATGTCTGCTGCTATATCTGCAAAATCAGCCATGATTTACACTCCCATAATCACGTGGCGATCAATCACGGGTACATGAAGTGCAGCAGCCGCATTCATTGCACCAGTAATGAGGTTGCCTACTGCAAGCGGATATAAAAGTGAAGTTTTGGCATTACCTGAACCATCGAATTGAACCAAACGCTCGACGATTGCTTGGATGCCATCTTCGGTGATGATGTCTGAAAGCTTTTTGTCAATTGACTGGGCGCGATGTTGTAAGTACTGCTCAAGACCAGTCATTGAAAGTGGAGAAAGTGTGATGTTCTCGCAACGTTGAACCACTTCTCGAATGTGAGGATTGCGTTCACTGAGCTTGACTGCTAATTCTGTTTGACCAATCAAAATGATTGACAATAGATTTTTAAATCCGCTTTTCAGTTCAAAGAAGCGTTTTAAATGTTTTAGAGTTGGGATCGGTAAACTATGAGCTTCTTCAATCAAGATGACATGACTGTTTCCACCTTCAGCCGAAGCTTTTAGCAATTGATGTACTTGGCGAAATTTAGCTTCAGCAGATTGTTTGGGTTTATCTTGACCCATTGAAATTGTTGAAATGATCGCTTCAGCAATATGGGCAGATTTTAGTGTTTTGCCTTTTATATCGTTGTCTTCAGCTGCGATGATGTAGGGTTCTATCAAAATGATTGGTAAACGTTCACGTGCAATACGGTCTTCAAGATCAAGTCTTAAAGTTGTTTTACCTGAACCTGATTCGCCTGACACAGCAATGAAACCACCATGTTTTGCAGTCTGATACATAGCCTGACGAACATAGTTGATATCTTCATTGATGAAGAGTTGGTCATGTGACTGCACATCACCAACAAAGGGGTTGTTAAACAAACCAAACTGTTTTTTGGCTTGTGGTGTTAGTGATTGTTTTGCGAGCAACATGATTTCTTCCTCTTCAGGTTCAATTTTTTTAGGTTCGATATGGGCTTGGGGGTGATACGGAGCTGAATACATTGCTTTCAGTAAATTGAAAGCAGCTGTGATGCTTGATTGATCAATGTGTTTTTCGAGCAACACTTTTGTGATGATTGCTTCAGCATCTTTTTGCTTTGGAAACAAACCTTTCAAAACAAGTTGATTGAGACCAGCTGTACTCATGCCAACGATCTTTGAAAATTCACGTTGGCTGTGTCCTGTATCCTCAATCAGTTGTTTTAAGGTTTTGATGCTTGCTTCAGACATGATCATCCCCCCACAACTTTGAGCGTAGGACGCTTATTCTGGTTTTTGATTTCATTGACGATCTCTCGAATGTCATCCGCTGGCACTTCACCATTCGGATATCTTTTTTGGAGTAACTGATAGGTTTCTGCGGTGTAGAGTTCACCCAACAATCCGCGCAATTCACTGGCTGCTTCAAAAATAGATACAGGCGCAGAAATACGACGCTGCTGTGGCGTTGTAAGCTGTTTACCAGCACGTTGAATATAGGTAGGCACTTCGGTAGCTTTTACATCAGCCATCACATCAAGTGAGCCTTCATAAGCTGTGTGTTTTTTGGCAATTGCTTTGTCGACTTGTTCAAGCGTGTCAGCGTCATAAGCTTTTTTCATAATGCTTTTGCGCTTCGCATCGATAGTGCTTTGAGGCATAGCTGCTGGTGTTTCACCAATTACCGTTGCATCTACGCTGAAACCGACCCAATCGGTCTGCATTGGTTCGCATGTATAAGCGATTTCTTCACCGTGTTGATTGATAACAAGCACATCAACACATGGGGCGCGGTATGGGTTTACAACAACTTTAAGCTTGGCTTTTACATAAACCCCTTCTATATGACGGACATCATACTCATGTGATCCATAGCCTTTGATGGCGTATGTGATGCTGAGATTGCCTGTAACTGTACGTTCAACAGGTACGGTTGTAAGTAGCTCTTTGCATAGCTCTAATGACGGTGCAATACGTAATTGTTGGGTGGAAATTGTTTGCCAAACCGCGTTGCGAGAGCGACCAGTGCGGCTATGGGTTTTGGTTTCGTTCCACTTTTCGCGCCAAGATTTAGCTAACTCATTTAAATGGGCAATGTCTTTGACTTTGACGAATCGCAAGCGACCTTCAAATTGAGTCTCAACAATATTTTGGGCATTCTCGACTTGACCTTTAGCACGGGAATTGCCAGTAGCATGAGCAATAAATGTGACATCCAAGCCACTCAATAAATTTTTGAATAGTCCTGATGTGTTGGCACAACCTTTATCTGTAGAAAGAATAAAAGGCACACCATGCATTGGTTCTTTAGCTGAGCGTTTTTGAATGCAATTTAAAAAAATCTCAGTTAAGTTTTCAGCACTTTCACTACCGTAGACATATTCCACATAGACTGAACCGCTATAGTGATCTGTGATCACATAGCGAATTACACGATCATTTTCAATTTTCTTCACATTCGCAGGTTTGTTCTTGTAGAACTTTTTCTCGTCCATCACTTGCAAGCCAGCTACTGGCAAATAGAAGATGACGCAAATCGATGCATCGACTTGCCATACATGGTTTGGATGCAATGATTTCTGTTGAGTGTGTGCTGTGGGAGTAGCCAGTTGCTTTGGGTGGCACATGTGGTTTTTCATGACACGTGAAATTGTTGCTGCCGACACTTTTGGTGCTTGACCATCTGCAACAAGAATTTCGAGTGCTGTGGTGACAGGCAAAGTTTTTTTACCATTTGCACGGGTTGCAACATGCACCATGCCACCGATTTTTTCAGCCACATCAACAGAAACAATTGACTTTCCTTTGTCAGACCGTTGCTTACGACCTGATGTGAATCCAACTGTTTCTAAGTCTCGGTAAAGTTGAGCAGTACTAACATTCAAAAAGTCACATGCAGTAGCGACAATTTTCCCCTTCATGCCATGACCAGCATCAGTGAGTTTTGCTGCTACTTCTCTTAGATAGTCTGTATATGCAATATCTGGGGTTGTCATGATTACTGCTCCGTTTGAGTGTCGACTTCAAGAGCAGTTGCTTGTTGATCTTCGGCAATTGCCATTAACCATTCAGGCGTAACCATTTCTTCAAAGTTGATTTGAATGCCGAATTCAGTAGATGTTTGGGCAATCTGTTGAAAGGCTGCGATGACGTTTGATTCAAGTGACTGCTGGATGTCATAAAGACCGTGAGTGTCAATCGCTTCAATGACACTGTTGACTTGGTTTCTAAAACGCGCAGTCGCGTTGAGCATTACCTGACAAGCATCATGCAATTCTTTGATTGCTGAAGCTGCCAATTGCTGGTGTTCTGATTCATCACGTTTTTTGATAGCAGCTGGACTTTCAAGCTTGGTAAGCTTGGTGTCGAGTTGATTAATTTTTTCGTCTTTCTTTTTCAAAATAAGAGCATTTGCTTGATCATTAGATTCAAGCTCAGCAATTCTTGCATCACGTGTTGCTTTTTCTTGGGCATGTTTTGCTGACATCTCTTCGATTAGATCAATCAAGCTTTCACGGTCTTCAGTTTTGACAGCTTCACCATTGATTAAGACTTCACGATCTGAATCTGGGAGCTTGCGAAGTTTTCGCAAATCGCGGTAACCCAAACCCATGCGTTGGCTAGTTTCTAAGAAGTCTTCGCCGAAAGTTGAAAGGTTCAGGATGTCTTGGTCTACTTTTTCACGGCTCATCCCTAAGTGCTGACAGAACTCTTCAAAAGTGGTAACTGTTACCAGTTTTCCAACACTATTAACTAGTTTTAAACCTTTGTATTGTTTAGATTCTTTAATTTCGGCTAGAAGTTTGATTTCGGTAACGGTTACCAGTTTTTTGAAAAATGCTGTTGCTTTAATAGCACCAAGCTTTTCAGAAAGTTGAATCTGTTCAACTGATACCGTTTGCTCCAATTGAGCGAGTTGATTTTGAGTAACTTCAGTCATTTTTAAGACCCTGAATTAATTTGTTTGACACCAGCAAAAACTCGCTGAACGTGTTCTGATAATCGGCCTTGAGCCTTTTCAATCTCTTGAGTGTGAGCGTGTGCAATGGATATAAGACGATTGCCTAGTGCATACGAACCATCATCCAATTGCTGAGCTAGGCCTTTTGCAATTAGCGTCTGTAATGCTCTAGTGATTTGTGCTGGCGACTCATCTAGCTGCTTTGCCAGTTCCTGATTAGTCACTCCAGACAAGCTGTGGCCTGTTAACGCAATTAGGACTTGTAGAACTTTTTCTGCTGATTTAACGGTGCTCATCGGATATCGACCTCTTTAATCGTTTGAATATTTATGCAAGTCATTCACAGAGACCTCAGAGAGCGCTTTGTATTTGATTGATAAGATTTCTTTTCGCAAAATCTTGTTGTCTAATTCCGCTGTGAACCAACCGAAATATCCTAGACAGACCAAAAAGACGCCCATAAAAACTAAAAAGTGATTTTCTTGATTTTTTTTCATCTCTTTCCCTATGTGCAAAATTGTGCAAGAATGTGCGAAGTAACTAAACGGTGACTTTTGGTTGTGGTTTTAAACCGAGTGCAACAGCGATTTTATGAGCACGACCATAGTTTCCTTTAGATTGTCCGTTCAGAACTTTGTAGACTTCTTGAGATGTGAAACCATTAGTTTCCGCCCAAGTCGATACAGGAATGCCGTTATCTACGAACTCTTTCTTTACCTGTTCTGGAGTTTTAAGGTGCATGTTTAGTTTCCTTGTGTGGCTTAAATAGAATTAAGTAGAACCATATCGGATACATTAGTAACTAAAACGTTACCTGTCAATATATTTGGAGTGTTTTTTGTGACTATTGGAGCAAGACTTAAAGAAGAACGCGAGAGACTGGGTTATACGCAACCAGCTTTTGCCGAATTAGTAGGCACAACCAAGAAAAGTCAGATTGACTATGAGAAGGATTCGACACAACCGAAAGCTAGTTATTTAGCAGGAATCGCTGACATTGGTGCTGATATTCTTTATATAGTCACAGGAATTAGACTTATCGAGAAGAAAAAGGAACAAAAAGGTGACTTTTCAGATGAGTTCGATTTGGTGAATGTTTTTGATGTTGATATATCCGCTGGTCATGGTTCTATTTGTAGTGGTGATGCTAAACCTATAAGTCGACTAGCTTTCAGAAAAGATTGGCTATCAAAACATGGGCTTTATGCAAAAGACCTTTTGATTGTTTATGCCAAGGGAGATTCAATGCTCCCTACAATTCAAGATAAAGAAAAATTGCTTGTTAATTCAGCTGATAAAGAATTGACTGATGGATTTATTTATGTGATTCGTAATCATGAGAATTATTGGGTTAAGCGTGTACAGCGGCAATTCGATGGGTCGTTGCTTTTAATCTCTGATAATAAAATGTATCCACCGATGCAACTCGATTTGAATGATGCCAATGATGTTGAGATTATTGGTAGATGGATACCACCAAGTCGTGCAACTTTTTACTAAAACTGTAAGGGGAAAAGAAAATGAAAAAAGTAATTTTAGTTTCAGTACTAATGGGCATTGTTTTGAGTAGTGGTTGTTCATTCACAAAAAAACTGCCTGATTGCGCTGATCCTCAAGCTGTCGGTATCTTAAAAAAAGCAATTACAGATACGCCAGCTTTTAAACTTTTGGGTCTTTCCGAGGTATCAATTGCAGATATTAGTGAAAGACCTTCATCTACAGCAGATAAAAAAATCTGTAGAGGAAGTATAAATCTAGGTGAACATGTCGGATCGCAAGTAATCTATTACTCTATTGATTGGCAAAACAAGGATAAAGGCGAATTTTGGGTTCAAACAATCCAAGGTGAATAAAATAAACGGAAGCCTTTCCGCCTAATATAAACGTCAGCAAAATCACAAACTAGCCTCATCATTTGATGAGGTTTTTTTGTTGTGGCTAAAACATTTCAAGATGCTCTAAAACGAGTGCTCAAACATGAGGGTGGATATGTAAACCATCCATCCGATCCCGGAGGTGAAACCAATTACGGTATCACCAAAGCAACAGCTCAATACTATGGCTACAAAGGCTCAATGAAAGATATCCCAATGGATATGGTAGAGCGTATTTATAAAAATCAATTCTGGGATGCTTTGAGTTGCGATAGTTTTCCATTTTCTTTTGCGTTCCAGTATTTCGATGCTGGTGTTAATCATGGCTTAGTTAATGCTCGGAAGATTTTACAACGTGCCCTTGGCGTAAAGGACGACGGCATTGTTGGCTTGATTACTTTAAATGAAGTACGCAAACAGCCTCAGTTCGCTTTAATCAGCTTATTCAATGCTGAACGTATTCAATTTTATACACGTATCAAAACATTTAATACATTTGGTAAAGGTTGGATGAGCCGTGTCTCTGGGAACCTCAAATATGCTGCGGATGATATGCGATGAAAAAAACACAATTTAAACGTCCACGTAATCTTGTACCTTCAGCGCCCTCAGTCGGCACAATCGCTGCCGTAACTGAGAAAGTCGAACAGCCTGAAGTGGAAAATTCTGAAACGGTTGCTGAGTTAAAACAAAAATACTTGGATCAAGCTAAACGACATCAAAAACGCGTTGAAGAACTCCAAACTGAAATTGCCGAGAAAGATCGGATGTTCAAACCAGTGTTATTGGCATCCACCCCTCATGAAGGCTTTTTAGTTAAAAATTCGCATACGTTCTGGAAGTGGCTATCTACTTGGGCATTTGCAGCAATTTGCTATGTATCTGTCTATGGTGTGCCAGCAGAAGTAATTGCTTTAGTGCCTGAAGCATCACAAAACAAAGTTACCGCTGTGCTTGCTCTACTAGGATTTGTTGGCAGATTTATAAATCAAAGTAAACCTAAACCTTTACCTCCTGCATCTGACACGCTTAAGGAGAATGCTGATGTTTGATTTTTTAAAACTTGGCTTTGCGGAGGTGCAATGGATTGTGGTTACAGCTTTGGGGATTTACGCATGGATTATCCAAAAGCATAGCGCGTCGGCTAAAGAAATGCTCGACTTACACATGCGCGTGGTTGAGTTAGAAAATGTGGTTAAGGATATGCCTTCCAAAGTTGAAATTGCACAACTTCAGGGGCAACTCAATACAGTGAATAAACAGCTTGATACAGTTCAAAGTGGTGTAAAGCGTATTGAGGATTATTTGTTGGCAAATAATAAGTGAGGTCGTATGAGCTTTGAAAATTATCGTAAAGAAGAAATGCGGCTTGTATTGTTGCGCTTGCTCAATGAGCTACCGTCATATCGTGGTAATAGCTCCACATTGCATAGTGGGCTTGAACACTGGGGACTAAGCTTCAGTCGTGATCAAGTTAAGACTGAGCTTTATTGGCTGAAAGAACAAGGCTGCGTTGAAGTTGAAATGGACAGCTCTGCTGTAGTGGTTGTAAAGCTGACTGAGCGCGGTCAAGACGTAGTTGAAAGTCGTGCTCGTATTCATGGCATCAAACGTCCCTCTGCATAGGAGCAATCATGTCTAAGTCTTTTATGCATAAGTTGTCTGATGAACAACGCGCATTTGTTGAAAAATTACTGCGCGAAGACAGACTGACTTTGAATGAAATGCTGGATGAAATTCGTTCTGAATTTCCAGCTGACTCTATTCCAAGTCGATCTGCCCTAGGTCGTGAAAAGAAAAACTGGGCAGAAGAAGCCAAAGCCATGCGTGAATTTGCTGCGGCATCGGAGGTTTTGGTCAAAGAGTTTGGAGAAGATCCAGACGATAAAGGCGGTATGTTGTTGGCACAAGCTGTACAGGCGATTGTGACTAAAAAGGCTTTGGATGAATTAACAAATACAGGTGATGATCCAGAAAAGCCGAAAATGGATATTGAGGCTGTTGGTGCTTTAGCACGTGCTGCACGTGCAGCAATGATGACCAAAGAGAAAGCGATGGATAATCGTGAAGAGATTCGACGTCAGGCACGTGAAGAATTACTCAAAGAGCAAGATGAGAATCTTAAAAAAGCGGCTATTTCTCAAGGTTTGGGTGCAGAACAACTTCAGTTCTGGCGTGAGAAAGTACTGGGAATTAAATAATGACAGCATTAAAGGCTCGCCAAGATACAGTTCGCGTTATTGAATGGGATGAGCTTCCAGAACGTGCGCGGAATATTCCGAATAATCTAAATCCATTTGATGAAGGTGTTTTAATGAAACACCAAGTCGAATGGTTAAAGATTAAAACGGATATTAAAGTCTGCCCCAAAGGTCGACGAACTGGTATCACATTTGCTGAGAGCTTTGATGCTGTATTAACCGCTGCCGCAAGTAAGGAAGCTGGCGGCATGAGTGTTTACTATATTGGTGACACGAAAGAAAAAGGTCTGGAGTTCATTGGCTACTGTGCCAAGTTTTCCCGTGTGATTGCTGAAGCACAAGGTCAAGGCATATCACAGATAGAAGAATTTCTGTTTGATGATCAGGATGAAAAAGGCGAAACACGTAAAATCACTGCCTATCGTATTCGATATTCAAGTGGCTTTCAGGTTGTGGCTCTCTCTAGTCGACCTGAAAACATTCGTGGTCTGCAAGGTAAAGTTGTAATTGATGAAGCAGCCTTTCACCCGAACGTACAAGGTGTGATTGAAGCCGCCACAGCATTGCTGATTTGGGGTGGTCGTATTGTTATCATTAGTTCTCACAATGGTAAAAACAATGCCTTTAACCAATTTGTTAAGGATATTGAAGCTGGTGTATTTGGGGAGGATGCTCAAGTATTGACTGTCACCTTTGATGATGCTGTGGCCAATGGTTTGTATGAGCGTGTCTGCTTTATGCAAGGTAAAGAGGCAACGATTGAAGGCAAACAGAAATGGTATAAGAAAATTCGCAAAGCTTATGGTAGCCGTAAAGCTGCCATGCGCGAAGAGCTAGATGCCATTCCACGTGATGGATCGTCAGTGTGCTTGCCAACGCTTTGGGTTGAGCGAGCCATGACTGAAGTAAGGACAGTTCTTCGTTTATCCCTTGGCGATGACTTTACCGCACTTACACCAGATGAGCGTGATGCGTACATTGATGACTGGATTCAACGTTATTTAGAACCTGAACTGCAAAAGCTTGATAAATCCAAACAGCACTGTGCTGGACAGGATTATGCACGTCATCGGGACTTTAGTTTTATTCTGCCATTCTACATTGCTCAGGATTTAAGACGGATCGCGCCTTTTGTGATTGAGATGCACAAAGTGCCTTCACGCTTACAGCAAAAAATTCTCTGGTACATGTTGGAGCGATTGCCGCGTTTTGGTGGCATTGCGATGGATGCCACTGGTAATGGTGAAACTTTGGCAGAAAACACGGCAGAGAAATTTGGTGAGCACATGGTACATCAAATCAAACTCAGCCGCGCATGGTATGGACTGTGGACTCCAAAGCTAGTGACAGCTTTTGAGGAAGATATGATTGACTTGCCAATAGATGCGGATTTGAAAAATGACTGTTCTGCTATTGAAGAAGTCGACGGTATTTACATGGTGTCAAAAGTACGAGCCAAGGATATCAAAGACCCAGAGTTGTATCGTCATGGTGATGGTGCTGTGGCGATGATCCTTGGATGGTTTGCCAGCTTGCACCTATCTAGTCCAATAGAGTTTATGGCACTTCCATCACGTGCCGATATTGATATGCATTCGGATGATTATGACAGTTGGTTCAGTGATGCTGGTTGCATTTGAATTAAATGGAACAGCTTCCGCCTAACTTCAACTTTTTATTTTTCTAATAATTCAAAACGAGGTGACGATCCTTGCTCCAACAAGAATCGCCCCCTTAGGTATGTGACTACCGCAGGCTAAGCCTCGCTACTGTGCACACAGTCATTCGAGGCTATCAGAAAATGAAACGCTTTTGCAGTAGGTGAAAACATGAAAACCAAACCAATCGTTCCTTGGATGGGTGGTAAACGTCGTCTGGTGTCGCAATTGATCGAAAAAATGCCAGAGCATCAATGTTATGTGGAGTTGTTTGCTGGTGGTGCAGCTTTATTTTTTTTGCGAGATCAACAATCAAAAGTTGAAATCATTAATGATGTAAACGGTGAACTGGTGAACCTGTATCGAGTGGTTCAGAATCACCTTGAGGAGTTTGTTCGTCAATTTAAATACGCAATTATAAGTCGTCAGATGTTTGAATGGTTAAAAGCAGCCAGCACTGATTTAATGACTGACATTCAGCGTGCAGCACGATTCTATTATTTGCAGCATACAGCATTTGGAGCAAAGAACTCTGGTCAAACCTTTGGAACAGCTACAACATCGAAAGCGCCAAGCTTTCTGAGGATTGAAGATAATTTAACCGATGCGTATTACAGGCTTTCAGGTGTCACAGTTGAAAACCTAAGCTGGGATGAATGCTTGAACAAGTATGATAGACCCCACAGCTTTATGTATGCCGATCCTCCATATTGGAAATTGGCTGGTTATGGTGTTGAGTTTGGCTGGGATCATTATTTGAAAATGGCTGAACTGATGAAAACTTGTAAAAGTAAAGTCATGCTGTCTATAAATGATCATCCTGATATTCGAGATGCATTCGCAGACCTGAATATCAGCACCACCAAAATTAATTACTCAGTCGGTAAAGTTGGAGTGAGTCGTGATGAAAAACAGGAACTCATCATCACCAATTATTAGTCGGGCGGATTTATAGATTTATAAACGTTTATAAACGCGTTTTTGGCGATTTAAAGACAATTCTGCATCAATGAGCCGTATTTGTTTTTGGATCGCTAAAATCGCGCATTTCTTGGCAAATTAAAAATTAAAATAAATGGAAGTCTTTCCGCCTAATTATAAAAAAGCCAAAAACCAATAATGGTGCAAAATCCTCAAATTGTGTTTGTGCTATGACAAAGAAAAAATCTCAATCCAAAACCCAAGATCGAACTGCGCTTGAGCAAAACCAGACTGCTGAAATTGCATGGTTAGCTAATCAGTGGCAAGACCATCCTGTAGTTGGTCTAACACCATTAGCTATGCATCGGCTCTTGACTGATGCTGAACAAGGTAACTTACAAGCTCAAGCAGATTTGTTTTCAGACATGGAAGAGCGTGATGGTCATATCTTCAGTGAAATGGATAAACGAAAAAAGGGTTTGAATGGTTTGTCTTGGGGAGTCAATCCTCCTAAAAATGCCTCTGAAGCTGAGCGAAAAATTGCTGAAGAAGTTACCGAATGGATTGATGACATCAAAGATTTTGAAATGTTTTTATTTGATGCAATGGACGGTGTCGGTCATGGTTATTCTTGTCAAGAGATTGAATGGCATCAAATTGGTAACCTATGGCTACCTAAAAGTTTTGATCATGTAAATCCTCGTTATTTTATGACTCCATACAATGCACCTAATGAATTAAGGTTGAATGATGGCTCGCCTGAAGGTGCGGATTTTTGGGACTTTGGATGGTTTATTCACCGACATAAAGCCAAGTCTGGTTATATTGCTCGATCTGGCCTGCATCGTGTTCTTGCATGGCCATTCTTATTTAAAAATTATGGCGTCCGTGATGTGATGGAGTTTTTAGAGACTTACGGTTTACCAAGTAAAATTGGTAAATATCCATCTGGAGCCACTGAAAAAGAAAAATTAACTTTACTCCGTGCCATTATGAGTATAGGTCGGAACGCTGGCGGTATTATTCCACAAGGCATGAGCATAGACTTTCAGGCAGCAACTGAGGGTGATACTAAAAACCATTTTGATTTGGTCAAATGGTGCGAACAAACCCAGTCAAAAGTGATTGTTGGTGGCACATTACTTTCTCAAGCAGATGGTAAAACCAGTACCAATGCTCAAAGTAAAACCCATGAAATTCAGTTTGCAAAACTTGTTAAATCAGATGCAAAGCAGCTTGCACGTTCAATTACTGATGGTTTGGTTAGTAGTTTGATGCGATTGAATTATCCAAACATTGCACCAGATCGCTATCCATCATTCTATTTTGACACCACTGATACTGAAGATATTGAAGTCTTTAGTGAGGCTTTACCTAAACTTGTGGAAATCGGTTTTAAAATTCCACGTACTTGGGCGCATGAAAAACTTGGTATTCCTGAGCCTGCTGACGATAAAGAGGCAGTACTTGCATACACACCCGAGCCAACTACAACCGTGCCTAACTTAGCAGCTAATACATACATTCCACAGCTGTTGAATGGTTTGATTGCTGCCAATAATCAAATACCGCTTGAAGAGCAAGCTGTACAGCTATTGCTGAAAGAGCAAGCTGTACAGGCACAAAAAACAACTGAAGCATGGACAAAAGAATTAATTGCAAAAATTCAAGCTGGACAAAGTGATGAGGAAATTTTAGCAATCCTGTCTGATCTATATCCAACTGACGATGAGCCAGCATTGCAAAATAAATTAACCAAGCTATTTTTTGCGACAGAAGTATTTGGACGATTAAGCACCGAGGCTGAAAATGGCTAAAGCACCTCAACGGCCAGAGCTAAATGCTCTATTTAAATCGCCTCCAGCTGATGCCATTGCTTATCTAGAATCCAAGGGGTTTAAGATCGGTTGGGACTGGCACGAAACTTTAGATGAAGCGCATAGCCGTGCGTTTACTGTTGCAAAGGTCGCTCGAATTGACTTACTTCAGGACATCAAAAATTCATTAATTTCGGCACTTGAACAAGGGCAAGGTCTGGAGCAATGGAAATCTTCTATTATCCCTACGCTTCAGGAAAAAGGCTGGTGGGGAAAAAAGAATGTAATTAATCCAGCTGGCATCGAGCAAACGGTTCAACTTGGGAGTCCACGTCGGCTAAAAACCATCTTTGATACTAATGTTCACAAGAGCCTAGCAGCTGGTCGATATAAAGCATTGATGGCAACAACTGAAACTCGCCCATTATGGCAATGGGTGCATGTATCCATCAGCAATCCACGCAAACAGCATTTAGCTCGAAACGGTGAGGTTCGACCATTCGATGACCCATTTTGGCAATATGCATATCCACCTACTGAATGGGGTTGCAAGTGTAAAGTTATTGGGCGAAGAGACAGTGATGTTGTCAATTTAGGTTTAAAACGCGTTGAGACGACATCTGATGATATAGAACAACAAAAAGTTGTTGTGGGTAAAAGTAGTTTTACTGGACAAGATGCAGTGGCAACTCAGACTCGAATTCGGATCAGACAAAATGATGGTCAAGTCACTTATTTTACTCCAGCAGTTGGCTTTAACAGTCATCCAGCAGCGAGCTATTTGATCGATGCCGAGTTGGTCAAGCGTGCTGCTGATCTACTTGGAGCACAGCCAGCCGTGCAGCAAGTTCAGCAGATGTTGTTGAGCCAGCCACGAATTAAAGCGCATGAAGCATTTGTTAAAAATACCTTGAGCTTTGCTAAACCTCAAAATAAGACCAGCACCATCGGTGTTATTGATCTGCAAGATATTCAGGCACTGACAAGTAAAAGTATTGTTGTTGAGAGTCCAATTATCACAATCTCTGATCAGCTTCTGGTCGGTCAAAATGCCAACGTGCTTAGCACTGAAGAATGGCTGACTTTGCCTAAGCTTCTTCAGCAAGTTAAAAAAGTGTTATGGGATGCTAACAATAAGAGCTTACTGTATTTGCTCCCTGTAAATGATGCAGCTGAAGTGATTCGAGTTTCAATCAATTCAAAAGATGGCGTGATGCAGGTTTTCAAAATTGATAAGACTGCGTCTTCAATAGTGAATAAATTTGAGGTGGTTCGGTAGCTTATGAGTTATATGCAAATCAGTGATCAACTTTTAATTGATCGATTAAATCAGGTTGCTAGTCGCTTATCTGACACCACGCCACTAGCTGCTGCAATCGCTGGTACTTTTGCCACTGTGACGGATGACAATTTCGATCATGGTGGCCGACCTGAATGGGCTGGCCGTTCACTAACTACACTTAAAATATATGAGCGCAAAGGCATTAAATATTCAGGCGTTTTGCAGGCTTCAGGAAATTTGAGAGCCAGAGTTGTGACTAGCCATACTCAAGATGAAGCAATAATCAGCAATAACATGCCTTATGCCGCAGCTATGCATTTTGGGATCAAACAAGGTGCTTCAGGAAAGACTCGGCGTGGTGCGCCTATTCCATTTGGCGATATACCAGCGCGGCCATACATGCCAATGGATACCAATGGCATTCTTCAGCCTGAAGCTGAGCAAGAAGTTTTTCAAGATGTAGATCATTACTGGCATAAAATTTTTACACCATAAAAATAAACGGAAGCCTTTCCGCCTAATAAAAAAAAGCTGGCAGTGCGATTCTGCCAACATGAAAAAGACCTTATTAGTAGCCGCGTGCTCATTCGCCTTAGATGCGACATCGACCTATCTTATATTGATTCCTGAAGGAGTCTTTCGTGGTATCGATGGTCGTCCTACCGATGCCCCACACTGGGAACTTACACCAGAACGTGGTCGTCAAATTGCTGCCGCATTAAGCCAGCGTTCTATTGATTTAGTGGTGGACTATGAACACGCGACTTTAAAAGCTCAAGAGTCTGGTGATCCTGCACCAGCGTCTGGTTGGCTCAAGCCTGCTGGATTCCAATATATCGATGGAGTCGGATTATGTAGTACTCAATTTGAATGGACTGATAAAGCCAAAGAATACATAGAGGCCAAGGAGTATAAATACACTTCGCCTGTTTTCTTCTACAACAAAGCTGGTGAAATCCTCGGACTTCATAGCTTCGCCTTAACCAACACCCCCAATTTAGACACCTTGCCCGAAGCGCGTCTTGCTGCTGCGGCTCAGGACTTTTTGTCTCAACAATCCAATGAGGACTCAACAATGAAAGAGTTTTTAGAACTCATGCGTAAATGTCTGGGGCTGCCAGAAACAGCGACAGAGCAAGAATTATTAACCGCTGCAAATAGTGCTTTTGCAAAAATGGATGGCGCTTTCGGAACGACTTTAGCTGCTGGTCAGGCACTATCAGTTGCGATTGAAAAGGCAATTGAAGCAAAGACTGCTGCAAATAGCCAAGCACCCGATCTGACTCAATATGTACCAATTGCTGTTTATCAAGAAGCAATTGCCAGTGCGACTGCTGTAGCTGCAAATGCTGCCAGCAAGGAGTTGGATGACCTAATCGTTGCTGCATGCTCAGATGGCCGTTTGACGGGTGATGCAACAATCAACTGGGCAAAAGATCAGGCAAAGACCAATCCTGAGTTTATTAAAAAACATATTGAAAGCCTGCCAAAAATTGCGGCATTAAGCCAAAAACAATCGACTACCGTGAACCTTGCTGGTAATAGCAATCAAGGTGGTGGTCAAGAACCTACCCCTGAAGCTTTAGCGGTTGCAGCACAAATGGGGATTGATTTGGGAGAGACAAAATAATGGGCAGCATTTTAAATCAGGAAGAACGTCAAACCCCGTTTCGTGAAAAGGGTTTGTTTGGTGTACCCGTCAAAGCTGGTGTTGTCATTGTGGCTGGATTTGCCGCTGCTGTAGATGCAACGGGTTATGCCGTGCCAGTTACAGCAGCAACGGGGCTAACTTATTTAGGCCGTTATGAAGATAGTGTGGATAACACTAACGGTTCAAATGGCGATGTGTATGTATTAGTACGCAATGACTGCGCTTTTCAATTCGATAACAGTACTGGTGATCCAGTTACTCAAGCCTCATTTGGAAAGCCTTGTTTTTTACAAGATGGGCAAACAGTTGCTGAAACAGATGCTGGCGGGACGTTGTCTGCGGCTGGTCGTGTCGTTGGTATTGATGAAAATGGAGTATGGGTAGAATGAACGTAAATGGTGCTGCGCTTAACGCGATCTTCTTAAATCTGAAGACAGTTTTTAATAATACATTCAAGGATGTTCCTGTCGAATATCCAACTATTGCAATGGTTGTACCAAGCAATGGTGCTTATGTTGATTATCGTTGGTTGGCAAACTTTCCTCAAATGAAGGAATGGATTGGTAAAAAACACATTACCAAGCTTTCTGAATATGACTATGTCATTCGCAATAAAGACTTTGCTGCGACTGTTGAAGTGCGTCGCAATGATATTGAAGATGATCAACTTGGTATCTATAAGCCACAAGCTGAATCAGCTGCATGGTCAGCAAAGCAACACCCTGATGAGCTGGTATTTGAAGCTGTAAATAATGCATTTACCGCTAAATGCTATGACGGTCAGCCAATGATTTCGACCAGTCATAAAGTGGGCAAAACAAACGTCAGTAACAAAGGTACGAAGAAGCTTTCAATTGAAACTTTAGCCAAGGCACAAGCTTCATTTGGTGCTGCTCGTACAGCAATGCGTAAGTTTAAGGATGAATCTGGTCGGCCATTAAATATCACGCCCTCAGTGCTTCTAGTTCCTGCTGCGCTTGAAGATATTGCGAATGCCTTAATGACTGTAGATCGCTTAGAAGATGGCAAGCCTAACCCATACAAAGGCACAGCGAAGGTGCAAGTTTCTGCACGTTTAACAGATGACAATGCATGGTTTTTATTGGATACCACCAAGCCAGTAAAACCTTTTGTTTATCAGGTTCGTAAAAAACCTGATTTTGTGTCTCAAACAAATATGGACTCACCATCTGTGTATATGGAAGGTGTTTTCTACTTTGGTGCTGAAGCACGTGGCGCATCAGGATATGGCTTCTGGCAAACGGTTTACGGATCGACTGGTACGGAGGCATAAGCTATGTATGTAACGGCAGATGCAATGCGTGAACGTTTTGATTATCAAGAACTTGTTGAACTCACTGATAATCGTGAGCCTTACGTTGGTGGAATTAACTTTGACAAGCTGAATGCTGCATTGAATGAAGCAAATAGCGAGATCGACGGTTATATACAAGTCCGCTATAAACTGCCGTTACAGACTATTCCGCCTTTCTTGGTTGCTCTTGGGTGTCACATTGCCCGTTACCACCTTTGCACGATGATCATTAATGAAAATGATCCAATCAAAACTCGCTATATCGATGCAATAAGAACCCTTAAAGCCATTTCAAAAGGTGACGTGGCTTTAGGTGGCACGCCAGCTGGTGAATCTGCACCTATAGAATCCTCGTCTAACAACGTCATGATTACGGTTGGCCGTCGGGATTTTGGAGGTCGTGGATGGTAGACCTAGACCTATCAGTTGTTGAACAAGGCATCAAAGATGTCTTGGCTCAGCAAATCAAAGACAAAAAGTGGAACTGGATTCGAGAAATCAAAACCTATGGTGGCGAGTTCGATGATGGTCTGTTGTCTTGGGTAAAAACTTTTCCTGCAATTTGGGTGACCTTTCAAGGATCAGGAACTCCTACAAAGCTTGGTCATAACAAAACAGAATACCCAGTAACTTTTGTTGTACTGGTTGGTGCTCGATCATTGCGTAATGAAGAAGCTCAGCGTCATGGAGCAATCAATGATATTGGCTCTTTCTTAATGCTCAAACATATCCAAAAACTTTTGATTGGAAATGACCTCTCTTCTGTTGGTGTCAAAGGTTTACGTGCGCTTGAGCTTGGGCGTACAAAAACCATTTTCAACACTAAGGCACAAGCTCAATCAGTTAATGTTTTATCCCAAGAGTTTCATACTCAGTTCGTCATAAGTGCTTCAGATCGCCTACGTGAAGAAGATGAAACTGAAGAAGATTTAATCCGCATTAACGTTGACTATCACTTTGAGCCTGATGATGGCGTCAAAGATGAGTCTGACCTAATTGAACTAAAGGAAAATAAGTAATGACTATTCCTCAAATCAAAACACCAGGCACTTATTTAGAAGTAAATATCAATACTCAGCGTACTGGTCTGCCTGATAATCGTCAGAGAATTATTTTTATCACTGATGATAATCAGCCAACCTCAAATGATGGAATGCCTATCTCTATTTATGACAAGGCTCAAGCAGATGTAGTCTACGGTGCAAATAGTATTGCTGGTCGAATGATCTCAGCTGCTATTAAAACAAACCGATTCGCGGATGTTCAATGCTTGGGAAAGACTCCAGCATAGGTGGTGGTATCAGTTGTGATGGTGCACTCAACATTACAGATCAAATAGATATATCAGGCGAATGGTTGCTTGAAATTGACGGGGTTCAGGTTGTTTCAATCCCTGCCAGCATTGAAAATATTATTGAATATCTAAATCAGAGCGGCTTTGAAGTTGAAGTTAGTTCACCGATAGTTTGTGATGGAGCGCCTAACAATGTTTATCTTTATGCGTTTAATCGAGTTGGTGCTGTAATAAATCCCGATGATCGATATTTAAAAATTGATGGTCAGGATTTCAAATCGACCAATGGAACACCGCCTTGGTTGTCCGTTGATGCAGCCCCAACCCCAGCTATACCAGAAGGTTATGAGTTGCTTGATGGATCAATTTTATCAAACCATGATACTCAACCACATAGAGTTGAATTTATCAGTGAAACTGATGATGTGATTGTATTGTTGATCAATAACCCCTCAATTGTGGATTTTGAACAAAGTAAACACTATGGCGCTTGCTTAGGCGCACCTTTGTCGTAAGGATTAAATCATGCCTAAGATTACAATCAAAAATTTAAGTGCAGAAAAAAATCGCCGTATCAAGCTAATTAAGACGCCCACTTCTGTTGTTGAGTTGGGACAGCAACAGGGTGCTGTAGTTGATGCTGGCGAATACATAGGTATTTGTTTAGCACCATTGCAAAACCCTGTTATTAGTTGTGATGGAGCTGGTCAAATAACGGGTCTTGCTATTGGGTACTACTTTCCTGATGGCAGTAATGAAGATACTTGGATTGTTGCTGAGCAGGTTCGTTTAAAATTTAACAATGAGGAAAGATTCATTGCTCTGAATGGAACAGCGCCACCATATACTTCTGAATATCCTGAAATTGGAAATTTCTTCAATCAATACCTTGCAGGAGCAAATGGAGATTTCGATCAAGCCCCATTCGAGGGTGAAATTGGTTTCTGGCAAAACCCTGATCCTTTAAATCCTGTGCGATTTGAGTATGAGCTTTTGCCTGCAAATCAAACTCAATTCAGAGTGGCGACCTTTGGGGATAATCCAGCGCATGAAAACGTTACACCAATTTTCACGCGAGCTTGTTTTGCTCCTTACCAAAGTCCAATTTCATGTGCGGGGGCAGAATCAACTGTTGAGATGGCATTTGCTATTAAGGATGGTACAGGAGCACCTTTAAACGTGAGCTTCCTGTTAGATAATAATCCTGTTGATTTAATGAATAACCCACCACCATACATAACCAAAGAGATTTTAAACAAACTGTATGATGGCGAAGTTCCAGCAGGATTCAGCACAGGCGCTGGCGTACTGAAATTTACAAACACAGATGCAGAGCCGCATCGTATTGAGTGCTTCACGGATGATTTTCAGAACATTAGAGTTCTTGCAAACCATAACTCATCAGTAATTAACCTTGATAACGAAATAGATTGGATCGATGTAGGTGTGTGTTTATCACAAGATGTGGGTATTCCGATTGGTTGTGAGGGATCAGTTGACTATATAACTGTTGGGTTGATCAAAGATGGAAGTATGGTTGATGTTTATCTAAATGATGAACTTTTACCTGTAAACACCAAATTCTTCTTGAGAAATGGTGGCGGTGCTATTGTTTTGGGACAGTATGGTATTCAAGTTGAGGCTTTAGATAGTCAAGGCTTACCTGCAATTATGAGTGATGGACGTTATACAAATGCAGCTTTGGCTAGATTTATCAATATGACCCCGTCGTTTCAAAAGCTTCGATTTGATCTGTTAGATGCTCCTGCGATTGATCAAAATAATACGATTGAAAACGAATCGTTTTTCTTCGACAGTTCAACAAGAAATACCAGCTTTTGTCTCTCGCCTTCAACGGATGAGGGTTGTCAGCCATCTGAAATTATTATGGTCGAAAATGATCAATTTGAAGGTGGTTCAGTAAGTCTAGACTATGAGGTCGAAGCTCTTAGCCACTCAGTAATAAACGTTTCAAAGCGCTTTAGTATGACAGACATCCCACAGGGTACTTATTTGTCAGAAATAGTAAGACAAGTAATTTTGCAAATCAAAGAGGACTATCCTTTTATTGCTATTCGTGACTCTACAGGAACTGAGATAGCTAATTTTGATTTCTGGACATATAGAAGCGAAAGCAAAGGAACTTTTTCCTTTTCTGGAGTTAATGCAGTTTTAAGTGAAGACCCTATGGTAATCAAGTTTGTTAAAAATGGGCTTGATGATGATTTATTCCCGTTGTTATTCCCTGATGCAGCCAGCAATGGCACAACTTCCTATGTTGCTCATTCTTGTGGAACACAAGAGTTAATAGGAATTTAACCAATAAATGAGGATTTATTAAAAATGAGTATTCAAGAGAAAATTGCTCCACTTGGGCATACAATCATCGCATTAGCATCACCTCCAGCTGCTGGTGCTGATACATTAGCTTGGATCACGCACTTGATCTCTGTGAGTGATGCAATAAATCAAAAACCAGCAATTCTCATTGTTCCATTTTCTGACATTGAAGATGCTGAAGCGTTTGCAGCACAACTACCAGTTAAAAGCTCATATCGTGTTTTATGTGTTTGTTATCATGGAGCAATTGGTCAAGAAGCAGAACTTGCTGGAGCAATGGCTTCCGCGCTGGCTGATTCAAATGATCCGGCTTTACCATTTAATGGTGTAAATCTTGGAGGTATTACTCCAGTAACAGATCAGTACAAGCTCAAATTTGAACGCATTGAACTAGCATTAAATCGCGGTGTTTGCATGGTTGATACAGGTGCTGATGGTTTGCCTGAATTGGTTCGGGCAATTTCGACCTATCGTATTAATCCAGACTCAGGTGTTGAAGATGATTCAATGCTTGATATTAATGGAGCATTAATTATTGATTATACTCGTAAGGTTATTCGTACTGATCTCTTAAAAGAGCGTCGGCGTAAGAACACCGCAGCACAAAGACGAAATGTACGATCAATTGTTTTAAAGCGTTTAATCCAATTGGATGATGCTGAAATCTTACAGAACGTGAGAGAAAATGCAGATCAATTGACCGTAATGCCTGATGCAAATGATCGTTATCGGGTGAATGTTAAAATCCCTGCGGACTGGGTTCGTGGTATGCATGTTATTGCAGGCACGATTGATGTGTACTAAATCAAAAAAATAAACTTAAAGGTCGCAATATGCGGCCTTTTAAATTTTATGGAAATCCTTCCGCCTAATAAAAAGAAATAGATCTCAGCACAATAGCCTTATGATTTTATGAGGTCTATGAAAATGGCTGAAGATGCAGTTGGTTTAATCGTGATGAGCATTGATGGTGCTGATTATGACTGTACAAAATTTAATGCTACTAAACAAAACGGTAATCGACGTATTTTGACGATGAACCGTCGACGCATAGCAAAATTTAAGTCTAAAGGGATTAAGGTTTTTGACCTAACTTGTACAGTTGTAATCCCTGACCATAAAGATACTGTGGACTGGGATAATGTTGAGGATGCTCGAATTTCAATTGAATCACCTGAAGGTGGTTTCCGTGAAACTTATATAGATTGCGATGTGCAATCAGTAAGTGATTCTTATGATGTGAATGGCGAAACAGTCCGTGATTTAACGTTATTTGCAATGGATTATTTAAAAGAAACTTTCTAAATGGGTGAACCATGAAATTAAGCATTTTAGGCACTTTACCTGTTGCCTTGACAGTACTAGTAAAAGGTAAAGCGGTTACATCACGTGAAATTGAATTTTCAGATATTGATTCAGCTGAGTTGATAAAAGCTCGCTCCAGTGGCATTTCTGGTGACTATCTTCAAATCCATGAGCTTTGTGCAAAGATTAAGCTGGTTGATTCTAAAGGTGAAAAACATGCTGTTCCATATGATGTGCTTGCCTTTAGCACTAGTGCGAATCTGAAAAAGCTTGAAGAGCTTGAATATGAATTGCTTGTAAAGCTTCAAGCCGAGAGTTCAGAGAACCAATCGAGTTAATTGCAACGCTACATAATTTTGGTGTTGACTTAATAGTTGCTGAAAAAATGCCAACACAATATGCGTTGGCATTTTTATCTGAAAAGATGGAATTCTTTGAAAAACTCAAGCATGAGCGGCAAGCCAATACTCATGCAGCGCAGCCAGTACAATCATCAAATACAAAATCATACGTTTCAACTGAACGTAAACATTCAAAACCTAAGACTGGAGCAAATGTATGAGCAGCAGTAACTCAACCGTTTCTTTAACGCTTCAGATCAGAGGACAGCAAGCTGGTCAAGAAATTAAAAAAATATCTGATCAGCAAATCACTGCGACTAAACAAATCAATCAGCAATGGACTCAGATAGGTTCAGCACAAGCGAAATTTGTTAGCGTTGCAAAAGTTGGGGTTCAAACCACGATGCAAACCGCACGTGTTAGTGATGGCCTGCTACGTACCAATAGAATGATGGAAGGCGTACTTCGTCAGCAATCTATTCAAACCAAAGTTCAAGGCCAACAACTGAAAACCCAACAAGCCACTGTTCAACGGCTAACTGGTTTAATGCAACAACAACAACAAGCTGCTCAACAATATGCAAAATGGATGAAACAGGCAGAAAACTCAAGCAAGCAAACTCATCAATCAACCCAACAAACGATGTCACTTTGGCAAAAAGGTGCGGCATTGACTACTGGAGCAATTGCTGGTGGTGCAATTATTTCCAATGCTATGCAGAAACCACGTGATTATGATCAGCAATTAACATACATCGCAGCTACTGCGACTGGTGGTCAAAATATGGCGGTAGCTGATCGGTTGGCAGCACGCTCTCAGTTGAATGATTATATTAAGGCAGCTGTGCGCTCTGGTGGAGGAACTCGCGAAGATGCGGCAGCTGCTGCAAATACGTTAATTGCTTCAGGTAAATATGAATTGAATAATGTTTCACCTGCACTCAATGCAGCCGTGAAAACAGCTTTTTCAACAGATGCCTCTGTGACTGATGCTGCGACTTTAACTGTACGAATGCAAGATTTCGGTTTGACTAATTTACAGCGTGGACATGATATTGCGGTGCGTGGAGGTCAGCTTGGAAGCTTTGAATATAAAGACCAAGCAAAATGGTTAGCACAGCAAATGGCCGCTGCACGTGCAACTGGATATAGCGGTGAAAAAGGTTTTATGGAACTGGTTGCAATGAATCAAGTTGCTATGTCAACAGCTGGTACTGCTGATGAAGCTGGTAATAACCTAGTCAACCTATTAACAAAATTATCAAGTCGGGAGTTTAGTAAATCTATAGGAGATTCAGTAGTTCCAATAAATGGTGACCCAACAAAGTTGGTAGGAAAGAAAAAACAAAAACAAGTTTTTGACTGGGGAACTTATGCAATTCAGCAGCGTGATCAAGGGGTCTATGGCGTTGAGGCATTTGTAAAATTGCTTGATCGTCAGCTTGCTGGTGATAAGCAATACCAAAAACTACAAGCAATGGCTCAAAAAGGTACATCCGCCGAGCGTAAAGCTGCTATCGAGGATATGAGCAATATTGCAATGGGTAGCCAACTCGGTGAGATTATTGCGGATCGTCAAGCACTCATGGCTGCATTAAGTATTGTCTATAAAAAAGATCAATTAAAAAGCCTTAGACAAGGTCTTTCAAATGCTGGTGGTACTGTTGAAGCTGATTCTAATATGGTACGTCAGACTGAATGGGCGAAAGACATGGCATTGGAGCAAGAAAAACTTTTTGCTCAGTCTAAAGCTTATGATGCTGTCTCAGATTCACTCAGTAATGCTAAAGATAAAATTGCAGACTGGGCGAGAAATAATGAATCTTTAGCGGCAAGTGCTTATGGTGCAAGTGTTGGCGTTGCTGCTTTAGGAGCAGCAGCTGGAATTGCAGCTTTTGCTACAGGTGGTAAAGGACTTCTCGGTGGCGCTGCTGCTGGAGGAGCTGGAACTGTAGCTGGAGCTGCTAGTGGAATTGGTAAAACCGTTGGTGTTGCTGCGGCTGGATATGTTGGCTATGAGTTATTTAAACCTATGGATGACTTTTTCTATGGAAAAATTGCCAAATTTTTTGGAGCCTCAGAAAATCGCCCAGACTTTGTCGAAATGGCTATAGAAAAAAGTAAGGAGCAACAAGCCGCATTGGATGAACAAAATAAAAAAATGGATGAGCAGAATCAATTGAGCCGAGACATGGTCGGTAAGCTTAATTCTCTAATTTCAGCTACCCTACAAAACAAGCCTATGATGATGGGAGGTGGTTTAATGGATCAAATCACACAGCACGCGCAAACTGAACAAAAAAGACATGGTTTAGATTTGTTGTCATACGGACAAAAATAAAAGGAAGTGTTTCCGCCTAATATAAAAAACTAATTTTTCGGACAATAAACCTCACAAAAGTGAGGTTTATTGTTATGGGCTGGAAAGATGATTTACAGGATGCTAGTTTTCGTGGAGTACATTTTGAATGCACAACCACAAATGAATCTGGCTCTAAATCTTTAGCGATCAAGCAAGCTCCTTATTCCAATAAAGCTGCTATCGAGGATATGGGTAACAATCCTATAAAAATAAGCATTGATGCTGTTTTTGCTGGTGAAAACTATAAAACTGAAATGGATGCATTTTGGGCTGCGTTGACAGCCACAGGTGCTGGTGAATTGATTCACCCTCTGCATGGTGTAATGCAAGTCAATGTTGAATCATACAATATTGTTCATAATGCTGAAGAGGTTGATAGTTGCAAGATTGCAATTGAGTTTATTCAGGCTGAAGACAAAGAGCGGACTTTATTTATTCCTGTTGTAGCACCTACAATTATTGATACAAAGGCAATCACCGATACTCCAGCAAGTTCGCTACAAGCTGCATTGAATAAGCTTGAAGGCTCTGATCCGAATAAATTTTTCACTATCGTTAACAATATCCGCAATGGTGTAAATACAGCATATCAATACCTTGGTATTGTGAAAAATGCTGTTGAGTCGGCTCTATCTCCAGCTGATTCAATTGTTGGCCTAGTAGATGATGTAACCAAGATAGCTGCATTTAATACCAACATTTCAGCGATTTCAAAATGGCGTGATTTATTCAAACGTATAAAGCGGTTTGAAAGGCTTTTTCAAGATGATGATCTGCCAGAACTCAAACAAACATGGCGTGCAACTAAAATTGCAAGCACCGTTGCAATTTCTCAAAACGTAGTCGTAACAGTACGCAAAGAAATGGCTGAGAAAAAGCAATTAAGTTTTACACCCATTGATCTAGCTATCATCAGACTACAAACCCGTACAGAGTTGCAGCAGGCAATTAAAGCTGAACGTGAACAAGCAATAACAGCATTAGATTTTGAGACTGTCAGCCAAGTCCAGATATTTAAGGAGGTTGCAGATCAGGTTCATATGCAGATTCAAGAGTTAATTGAAGTACGCCCACCAATCACTAAAACTCAAATCGTTGTGCCATGTACCTTACATTCGCTTGCTCACATGCTGTATGGGGACATGGATCGCGCTGAAGAAATACGTCATTTAAATCCTGATTTATTTAATCCAGCAGTACTTCAAATCGGTATGGAGTTGACTGTCTATGCAAGATAATTCAGGAAAAGATATTCGGCTTATCATCGGTGACATCGAAATTAATGGTTGGGACAATGTTAGCTGTGATAGTCAAATTGACACACCAGCCGATGGTTGGAATTTAACCCTATTCCGTCATGATGGTCAGGCTCTGCCTGAAAGCGTCCAAGGTGCAGCTAAAGTAAAATTGATCTACGGTGATGAAGTTATTCTGACTGCAATTACAGACCGTATTTCTGAAGGCGTAAAGCGTGAAGGTTATGGTCTTCAAATTTCAGGTCGTGATTTAGCTGGTCAACTGATTGATTGCTCTGTGCCTATTTTCAATGGTCGTCAAGTCACATTGGGTGAGTTGATGGAACGTTTTGTTCTTGCTGGTGACTTTGCCTCAATCATCCATGAAGTGCGTATTCAGAATGATAGTTGGCTGAAGAACAAAGTGTCTGTAGAGCCTAGTGAGGCTCTTTGGGACTCAATTATTAAAGCAGCTCAGGTTACTGGCCAGCACGTGTGGTTTGAGCCAGATGGTAGCTTAAATATTGGCGATCCATTTGCTAACCCATACCAAGTGCAACAGCCTTTACGGTTATTGAAGCCACTAAATAATGAAAATAATCTGCTGAGCCTTCAGTACGACAATGATGTGTCCAGTGTATTCACACAGCTTCAAATATTAAGCCAAAACGCTGAAGCAAATAGTTTGCTTGCACAAACCTTTGCTCAAACTCAATACGGTTTTAATCGTCTAAAAATAATCACTTTAAGCGATGTCGAAAGCCAAGCTGAAGCCGAAGCCGCATTGTTGAAAATCAAAAAAGATAATGATTTAGAGGCATATAGCCTGACAGCTACAGTTGATGATTGGGTTATCGATGGCAAGGTGTGGCGAGCTGGTTGGTATGTCAATGTTGAAACCAATGCATTGAGCCACGCTACTGGCAAATGGGCTGTTATGGGGCGCACATTAATGCTCTCACGCGCTGAAGGGAAAACCACGCGATTAAACCTCAAACGCCAAGGCGATTGGGCGCAACCGCTCATTTATAAAGACCCACAATCTACCAAGAAAAAAGGCAAAACCACCAAGGGAGCAAAGGCATGATCAATATGGCACAGGTAAAAAAAGCCATTGGAAAACTGCGCTTTCCATTTTTTGGAATGGTTACACGTGGCGGCTCAAAAGTTCTTCAAGTCACAGGCTTATCAAATGAAACATTGAACGATGTTGAGCTACTTCAGCAAATCGGTTTCAGTTCACACATTCCTGAGAATTCAAAAGTTGTACTTATTCCCCTACAAGGGACAACTGCAAAATCAGTGATTGTTGCTACTACTGGAGGCGCAGTCTTAATCAATGTCGATGAAGGCGAAACCTGTGTTTATGACCAATTCGGACACTCAGTCTGGCTTCAGGAAGACGGCACACACATTAAAGGTGGTGACCTGATTATTGATGATGGCGATGTACATGTGCTCAATGGTGATGTATTCGATCAAACAAGCTCAATGCAAGCCATGCGTGATGTTTACAACGAGCATAAGCATGGCAACAGTCCACCAGCTGAACCACCAATGGAGTAAATTATGGGAACAATTAATTTAGAAACAAAAGACTATATTCTTACAAGTCTGGATGCCGCTTTTAATGATGATGTTGTTCAATCAGTTTGCTTAAGGCTGAATATTCATCGTGGAAAGTATTGGGCTGATCCGAATTTAGGTAGTCGGTTTTATTTATTGCGTCGGTCAAAAGATGTACCACGCATGATCCAGACAGTGAAGCAATATGCTGAAGAGGCATTGGCAGATTTAATTCCTACTCGGTTGCAGTCTTTGGCTGTTATTGCGACTCAAACAGTTAAAAGCCGTATAGACCTAAAGATAGAAATCACCCGTTTGACTGGTGAAAAGCAGTCTATTCCTTATTTTGTCGCTGTAGGTGGTTGATATGGCTTATCCAATTAAAACCTTCGCTCAAATACGCAATCAAATCGCACAGGAAATCCGAAATTCAACTGGTTTAACCATCCCAGATGATAGCGATGCTGGCATCCGTGCTGATGGGACTGCCGCAACTGTAGAAGGTTTATATCACCATCAAGTTTATATTCAGAAGCAGCTTTTTGTTGCGACTGCTGATGAGCCTTTTCTTTATATCCATGCCGATGAGTTAGGTCGACCACGTCTTGGCGGTACTCAGGCCTCTGGTACTGTTTTGGCAAAATCCAATGTGAATTTGACTATTACCGCTGGTAACAAACTAACAGATGGCAAAGGACATTATTGGACAGTAACAAGTGATGTAACTTTGGTCGCCAATACAGCCAAAGCTGTTGATGTGGTTGCGGATCGTATCGGTGCAAGTTGGAATTTTGCAGGTACTTTGCTTTGGGTAAGTCCATTAGCTGGACTCAGTGGGATTGCAACAGATGTATCGATTGGCGGCGGTACTGATGAAGAAGAGTTGGAAGATTGGCGTGCACGTTTATTAGAACAAAAACAACTGGGTTTGTCTCGATATCGCGCCGAAGATTTAGAAGCTTTGGTGCGTTCAGTTCCTAATGTGAAACATGCTTATATTTATGCTAAACGTCGTGGTCTTGGCTCGCTGGATGTTGCGATCACTGCCGTTGGTAACCCACCAACGTTACCAAGTGAGGCATTGATAGCAACAGTTCAAGCTGTATTGGATGATTATGCCGGCTTCTGGGCAGATTGCAGAGCTTATTCTCCAACTGCGTTACTTGTGCCTGTAGCAGCAGTTATCTCTGGCACAGCAAATTTAAATGTCGTGAGACAAGTTATCCGTGACTATTTTTCTGAAATTGCACCAGTTAAGCCTTATCAGGCGGCTATTCTGACTGCTCGAATTATTGCAATAGCTGGAGTCACTGACTTGGTTTTAAGTCCATCGGTGAATATTGTTCCAACAGTTGATCCATTTAACACCTATTGGCTTCGTCTTGGTACATTAAATGTGAGTGCGCTATGACTATTGATGAAACTACTAAATTGTATGAAATAGTGCTGAGATCATTACTACCTGTTGGTGGTTATGATCAGGCACCAAATACTAATATTGCTGATGACATCTATGGCCATGCTAAAGCTCTGGCTCAAGCCGATCTTGACGCTAAGCGATTACTTAATGTAATCGAATCTATCCCACCTGAACTATTAGAAGAATATGAGCGTGAGTATGGTTTGCCTTTAAAGTGCCAAACCAATGTCGGTCAAACTTTTGAGGAACGTTTGGCAGTAGTGAATTGGATCAGAAGTAGTAGAAATGTTTTAAATACTACTTATCTTCAGCAGTTACTAACGGTCTTTAGTGTGAATTTGAATAAGCTAATAACTTATAAGCCGATGCAATGTACAGCACCATGCACAGCTCCAGTCAATACTGATCTTTTGAGATTCAAAGTCAAACTAGAACTACAAAGTCCTGTTAATGCAGATATCCAATGCATTATTCAAAACTATTTACCTGCTTTTCTGCGCTATGACATTGAGGTGATCTAATGAAACGAATTGATACTATTAACGCACGTCCAAATGTTAATGGAACTGGCAAAGCAGGTTTTCATGATAATTCAGATATTTCGGGACAGGATGCAACATACCTCTCCCCAGATTGGCTTAATCACATTCAGGAAGAACTATGTAACCTTTTAGAGAAAAATGGCGTTAATGTCGATGCTAATTTTAAAGACCAGTTATATCATTTGCTTGCAACAACTGATGATATTGATGCTCTTGCAACCGCAGTGCAGCAAAAGCTAGATGCCCTTACAGCCACAGTGCAGCAAAAGATTGATGCAGAGCAATCTCAACGTGAAATCGCTGATATAGCAACAAATACAAGAATTGATAATCTAGCGAAGATGCTATGGAAAACGTTGACACCAGCAACAACGGTTTATCCGAATTATTACAGTACAGCACCCATAAATTATGATGCTGTTTTAATCAGTGCTTACTTTCAAGCTGGTGGAGTATTAAAGCAAACAATGCGCGTTCATTCGCAGCTAGGAGATGCAAATTTACACATTTATCTACCTATTGCTGCTCAAGTAGTCTTACATGTATCGACTACATATCAATCTGCTGGTGTTGGGACAAAGGGCGATGATGATAGCTATAGCCGTCTTGTAGATGTCTACGAAGAAGGCGCAGCAGGTGCAAAAAAGACTGTAGTCGTTGTTAGAACTGACTATGTTAGTGGATCAGATCCTATAAGTATTCATCGTTGGGTTTGGGTTGAGGTGACATGTATTGGGTTTACAGCCAATCCGAATAATTTAGACAATTATCCATATAGCAGAGGTTAATTAGTAATGAATCTCACTATTAAAACTGGTAACGACTTTGCACTACTTTTTATCGTTCGTGATGCTGATACTCGTGAGCCTTTAACGCTGACAGACAATATGTTGTTCACTGCCAAGATAGCTGATGCTTCGGGAAAAGAAATTGCAGTTTGTGATGTGACTATTTGCGACCAAACTGCGATTAAAGGTGGCGTACTTCTTGAGGTTGATAAGTCTATTACAGCTGACTGGAAAGTTGGTAAAGCTCGTACTGATGTAAGACTTGAGATAGATGGGACAGTAAAGAACTCAAATACAATTTCGTTCACGATTGAAAAGAGTATTAGCTAATGATCAATATTGTTTTAGAAGTACATTGGTCTAATAATCCAATGCCAGTCATTGATTTGATTAATCGTCCAGATATTGCTTTTGATGTGCCGTTAGGCCTCTTTACCGGTTTAGACGCACAGGTTACTTCAGTACAAGGGAAAACAGGTGCAGTATTCCTGACTGCTCAGGATGTTGGTGCAGAACAACTCGGTGCAGTGGAAATTCTTAAGATTTATGTGGATGAGCAAGGCATCCTGAAAGCAGATATTAACTACGTTGATTCAGAGGTTAATTCGCTTAAATCTTCGATCTTTGTAAAAGCAAATAAAGTCTATGTTGATCAGCAAGATCAGCTCTTGCTTGATCAAATTGATTTAAAAGCTGATGGACAAGCAGTAAATCAAGTACTTTCCACAAAAGCAGATTTAGATGAAAGCGGTAGAGTGCCTGCATCTCAACTGCCGTCTTATGTAGATGATGTGCTTGATGGCCGTTATATAAATCCTAGCCAATTCAACGATCTTAATGGTAATGCATATATACCTGAATCGGGAAAAGTCTATGTCGATGTGGACACAAATAAGACATACCGCTGGAGTGGTATGTTGTACGTTGTCATAGGTGGTGGCGGTGTAGCACTCGGGGAAACATCGGAAACTGCTTATCGCGGCGATAGAGGCAAGTTTGCGTATGATCACAGCCAATCTCAGGGCAATCCGCATAACTCAACAACCAGTGATATTACCGAAGGGAATAGAGAATATTTCACACAGCCGCGTGTCAGACTAACCCCTATGACAGGGATGAGCACTGCGGATAGTTCACCTGTTGTTGCGACTGATACCTTGCTACAAACTGTTGGAAAATTCCAAGCCTTTAATAACAACCTTGCAGCAAATGTTAGATCTACAGCACTCACTGGCTTAAATATTGTTAATGCGACGATTTCTGCTGCTGACAATCATTTAAGTGCATTCGGTAAACTGCAAGGCCAAATAAGTGCTTCAAGTGCAAATCCAATAGTTTGGGTGAATGCAACCGCCTTAACTGGGATTTCATGGTCTACTATAGTCGATCAGGCAAAGACAAGACTTGAATATGCAGCGTATCAAGGCTCGATCTATTTTAGAGGGTATATAACCACAACATCTCAAATAGGGTCAGCTGGTGGAAGTCCCTTATTTACACACAAAGATCCAAAGTATATGTGTGATGTATCATTCAATCCGAGCCAATTTGTTTCATTTGTACTTGCAAAGATATTTGCAACGGCTCAATTTGGGCAAACAGATGGGCAAATGCTTGTATGTCAAAATGCATTAAATGGTGATAATCAGTACATACAGTCGAATGGTGCACTTGCAGCAGGTGTTTACCACTTTGCCCCAGCTATGATCGGCAAAGCAAAATCTTAA